GACGAAGACGAAGATAGTCAGACGGATGAGATCGAAGATGAGGATGATGAGGACTCATGGTCTGACGAGTGAAAAAATGTGTGATACTAGTAAATGAAAGACTGGCAGAAGGTTGTGCTCGTTGCTCTCGTGTTTGCTGCATTCTGGTTTCTCTTTGTCAAGAAGAGCGGATATTCCCTGTGTAATCTGGCGGAGTACGCGTCTGAAATGACAGGTACATTAGCACCACCAGGAATGGTTGCTGACATGGGTATGTCTACAGCACCAATGGCAATGCAGACAGTGTCATCTGCCATGGTGGACACAATGGCCATGGGTACCTCAGGATACATGAAAAAGGGTTGTGGATGCAACAAATAAAGAAGAGTTGCTTTAAAAACTGAATGAAACACACAAGCCCATCGGGTAATGTGTTTTCTATAAAAATATGCGAAGACAAGTGGAAGGTTCGATTTGGTCCTCATTGGAAGGTGTACAGGGAGTTTACATGCACCACTGACGAGCATATTCGCCAATTATTTTTTCATCTTGATTCTCTGAAAAACTGTATAACCTGCCAAAGCAAAATGTCTACAACTGAAGCCATGTGCAGGGAGTGCAACGCACTGGCACTGAGTACACAGCGTCCAAAATCAATAGGAGAATGTCCAGTCTGCTACGAGCACCTGCTCGATATATTAGATAATCGGGTATCACTTGTGTGCGGACACGAGCTGTGTAAGAGTTGTACAGTTCGAATCGGGGTGCTTTCAGGGGACATTGCATGGGAACCAGATGGTGGAGCAGCTGAACTTGTAAAGGTCAAATGTGTCTTGTGCAGAAAAGAGACACATGTGACCCCCACATACAGACCTGTATATTTTCCAGATATGTACTTTTAAAGATTAGTACACATGTTCTTTAAATGTCAAAGTTTCTCAAAGACTTTGATCCTTCGAAGGAGAGCCATGTGTGCTGGCTCAAAAAAATGACGCAATCAAAAGCGCGAGACTATGTACATGTGCTCGAAGACAATCCAATGGGACTGCCAGTCGGTCCAAATGACGCACTTGATTGGGCACAGGTTGTTCTGGTTCTGTGCACAAAATATACAAAAGAATTGTTCAGTGGAAATGCATTCATTCCTGAATTCCCCACAAAAAGTTGAGATGTCTCGCAAAGTCTTCTGTGGGAGCTTCTAACATGAGATAATGGCCTCGTAGGTTTTTATCTGAAATAAAATCGTCGATGAGTATCATGTTTATGAACCGTGTAGCACATATTTTCTTGAGGTCGTCGAGCTCCCATTCTAAGATGTCGATAATTTTGAGATTCCTGCTACCGTTATCATGAAAGTGAACCCTGCCACTTGACAAGTCTGGCCACTCTTTCGTGGCGGATCTATGAGATTCTAAAAGTCTGGCGAACTCATACGCAGAATATTCATCTGTAAAGCTAAGCGCGGCTGTTCTTCGGTCTGGAGGAGTTAGTGCCAACATTGTATTTGGGGCTGCCCGTAAGGTATACACTATTCTGGGCTCTTCTATTATTTGTAGCTTTTGCCTCGTTAGAGTTGTTGACATTGATGTTCTTGTTGTTTTGAATGAAGACGACACTGTTCTTGGACGTGCGACTGCGAGGCTTCCCATCAAGTTTCAACTTATATATAGTATTCATTATAAGTTCTAGGACTTCTATGCGTATATTATCGAGCCACGGCTCAGATTTCGGTAAACGAGCCTTTTTTATCTTTAAAGAGAGAGCTTTGAAATATGGTATCACCTTCTTAGGATCACGGGACAGTCTCCCTGATCCTTTGAAAGCACCCAGATTCTTGTGAGTTGCGTGGTATGTCTCAATGAACCTATCAATGAGGGCAGGTATAGCAGTGTAATAGTCCTTGAGAGCCATATGCGTAGAATAGCTATCCGTCACAAGGTGAAAGATGTGGGCTTGCTCTTGAGATTTTATCAAAGGATTTACGAACGACGCCATTTTAATCTGTGCACATATAAAAAGAATGAGGAAGGAGGTTGCATATCAGGCTATAAAACAGACTCATCGCGCTTTTCCGTCTCTTACAGGAAGGATGATTATTCTCACTGCTCAGCAGAGACTTGGTCCGTCATTCAAGCATAAGGATTTCATGAACGCAGCCATAAGATACTATGAAGATCTTCGTATTCAGGGAAATGGTAATTCTAGAAAGATTCTGAATGGTGTCACAGACTATCATAAAAACTATCTATTGAATCAGAAGATTGCGAGAGCTCTGAAGAATTAGATACTCTCCATTGATAACATGTATCTCATCGAATCCAAACCACCTTGAGAGTCCATTCTCGAGCCCTACGAGAACCTTGCGAGTCTTATCGTCTGGTTGGTACACTACTATTGCATGCATTTCTCCATTTGGCCTAACAAAATAAGGCATCCCTAATCATAGAATGGAAGAATATCTTAGACTTTCTCTGGTGCGAAACATTGAAAGATGGGCTCCTCCAAAAGGTACGGAAAGAAGAATTGAATTTTTCTTCACTTTGAGTGTACACCCTGGTCTAACTCTGCACGTACTTGAGTTGTACAGAGATGAACGATGGAGACCTGATCAGCTCGTGAAGAATCCGAATTTTGAATGGTCCTGGGTGGAATCATTTAGAGAGTGGTCATGGAACTGGACAAAGCTCAGCAAATGTTACCCAACGATCGACGTTATTTTGCGTAATCTTGACAAACCATGGGACTGGTACATCCTGACAGTGGAGGCTGGCACAACCTTCGCAGATATGGTCACGTATCCAAACCTGTCATGGAGAATAGAGGAACTCATGTTTCAAGATATTTCTGAACCATCCGATATAGAATTTCTACGACTGTACAAGCACAGATACGATGAAACTGCATGGACAGATCACTCGAAACGAGTAAAATGGAAACTCGCCAAAGATTCTCCAGATTTGCCGTGGCAGTACCAATATATAAAACCAGATATACTCGATCAATCTGATGCGCACGCACTCGAAAGAATCCAAACGAGCATAGACTGGATGAAGATGTCACAGACTGTAGACGCACACATTATCCTCGAAAACAAGCACCTGCCGTGGTTCTGGAAGATTGTGTCTATGAACCCAACTCTCACTTTCGAGCAAGTCATCATGAACCCAGACATTCAGTGGTACTATGCAAGGGTCCCTGAGCAAACGCTCACTCCAACTCTCGCACGAAAATGGATGGCGGCTCTAAAAATTCAAAAAATATGGCGAAGGTGCATTTCGGACCCTTCTTTTGAGTTGTGCCGAAAAAGACTCCTAGAGGAATGGCGTGAGTTTGAAGAAAATGTGGCCAAGCGGTGCGCTCGCAGACATCTTGCGTTCGATGAAGGGGTCTCGTATTGAAACGAGTATGAGTGACTATGAAGAGTATCTTGATTCGAGGGGTGCAAACACTGTGTACTGGAATTTAGATTCAATCTCTCTTGCACTTGACAGTGGTATACATTCGAGAGAGGTTATTTATATACTTGAGATTATGAAGAGCACTTCATGGTCTGATGAATTTGACAATTTGCACGGTATCATAGACATTGAATACGGACCCGAGTTGGCCGATATGTTCAATGTGTATAATATGTTGCACCTCCTAAAATTTCGGGGCTCTGATATGTCAAATGGGTACGTTTGCAGAGCTCATTGAGGCTCAGATTGAGACGGAGATTGAGAGGCGCCTGGCAGAGTATGTTTCCAAACTCGCTTCTCATTTTTTCACCACAGAGAGAGAGGTTTACAAGGTGATACGCGCAGACGCGCCACCTGAGAATATGCCGTGCAAGGGTCATTCAAAGACTGGTAAGCCATGCAAAAACAAAGGAAAACACAGTGGATATTGTCATATTCATAGACCAGTGGCAAAAGCTCCTAAGAATAACAAGACACGTGAACATAGGGAAACAGATGAGCAGATCAGAGATTCTCTTGGAGTCATTGACGCGATTTTTTGACGAGGAGGAAAATTACAAAATTCTTTCAGATGTATTGTCCCACAGAATGGGTATAAGCCTACGAAGTATAGAGTGGTTTGTAACGAAACACTCCAAATCTGAAGAGGTTCGTATCATGGGATTTCCCGTGCATGTTGAATATAAGAGCAGTCTCAACGGCTACTCTAAAAAACTGTTTGACCCATTTTGTCGAACAGAACGCATACAGTTCAAAGAGTTTACCACAACAGTCGGTCAGCTCAACTTTATAAAGTGGTGCATTGTGAATGGTATCATCCGACATATGATAATGACCCAGCCCCTCCCTGAAAAGTCAGAAGTGTCCACCCATAATAATATATGTACATGTTGAAATTGAGACTGATTTGCGATGAGTACTTGTCAACAAAGTCTATGCTCAAATTTGTCTTGGATGAATCAAGTTTTGAAAAGTCTGCAGTCCCTTGACCTGAATCGAGACCAAATGAATACATGTAGATGTCCTTTATTGGTACAGAAAAGCCTCGTGACATTGGCTGTTTAAATCTGTAGTAGAGACCACCCTGAAATGTGCCGAGTACATTTATGCCGTTGAGGTACAGAGTAGCCTGTTTTATTGCGTCGTTGAACTTGGTCCCTGTTCCTGGCAGAGGTAGACCATATCTGGAATTGTCCTTGTATCCATATGTATACCTATTTGTGTATTCCGAAGCATCTATTTCATAACTCTTTCTCCTGAAGAACCAAAAAAGAGTCTGAACTGGAAAATTGGCAGTAAGTGGCACCGACAGTGATCCAGTGTTGAATGGTGCGACAGACTCTTGCTTTATCCGTGGTATGACCATGTCTATCTTCCGTGTTCTGTAGTATATCCTCTCTTCGTCTGTGAGTTGTATCTGCTCGAGTACGAGCTCTGGTCTCAAGAGTTCTATGTTTGGAGTTGTGCTGAACCACGAGCCAGGATTGAATGTGATTCGTATGTAAATCTTTTGAGATGAGAGTGCACATAATGGGAAGAATTGACTCGGTCTCGTCTTGTCATGTGAGAACCGCCTGCAGAAGAAAAAGTCGAATGGAATGTACATCTCATTCGGGTCATCGCATACGCTCTGTATATTCACCTTTTCATCGCTATCAAGAAACGTTTCGTCTCTTATATGGTACCAATCGTCCGTCAGAGATTCTATGATTTGATCATTTATAATCATGTCAACTCTTTTCATAATCGATCTTCCGACGTTTGGTGCATATGTTCCAGGAGGAAGTGAACAGTGCAGGTACATATTACTGAGAAGATCGCCGAGCGTTGTCGGCTTTAATTCAATTGTTACAGTGTTACCAAGGAACACCCGTCCATCAATTGGTACAACTATATGAGATAGTTCAAACTTGGTGTGTTGCTTGTATACTGGATCCCACAATGACTCAGTAGAGTGTATGTTCTGAGGCCCTATCGCAAAAAGAGGTAGACGCTCCATCCTAATGATCCTCAAGAAAAAGCATGTTTGAAGCTCGCCGAAGTAACGTGCACAAGCCTAAAGTATACAACCATGGCTGAGCAGGCAAAGAAGAAGTTTCTCGAGCACCACGATGCTCTCAAGCAGGAGAGAAGAAAGATCATTGTGCTTGACACACTGCCTCCTCCACCAGGTACACAAAAGTGCAAGGCGAAGACTATGGCTGGTGTCCCCTGTTCCTTCAGGGCGATCAAGTGTGGTTTTTGTTCTAGGCACTCTATAAAATGAATCGTCTTCTGGTGACTTTGATTGTAACCTCAGCAGTTGCTCAGCTACTGCCCAATCTCAGCCCTACGGGTACAGACGTGATTGACGATGCAGTGATGTACACTGGGGTTCAGAAGGAGATGATGGTTTCAACTCTTATTATAACGGCCCTGGTGTACTGGATTACAGACTATATACTCAACAATTGGGGGAAGGCTCCCCAGTAACTGCTTTGTACGTGTGTGATCCCATGTGCAAATGTCATTCTCATAACAATGCTTCATGTGGGCCATGAGAGATTCAAGTCTTGGATGTCCCCATGACATGTTAGGCTCGAATAGAAAGTCGTTGTACCCAACCAGACCCTTGTCACACTCTATGATGAATGGGGTATCAACATACTCTTTGGCACCCCCATATTCTGAGAGAATGATTGGTTTGTCGTGTACAGCAGCTTCAACTGTACCCATCCCAACACCTTCCGAGTGACTACAATTTACATAACAGTCACCTGTAGAGTGAATTTCCTCCATGAATGTATCTGATACAAGACCCTCGTTGATTACCGTCACATTTGGAATGTCTATGTTAAGGTTACTCGTACAGCTCGATTTTATCAGAAGATGAGCTCTCGGGAGATTCAACCGCACAAACGCTTCTAACAACAATTTCAAATTTTTACGCGGATCCTTTACGTTTCCTATCGTGTAGAATACGTATGCATCTTCAATCAATTTCACTTGCGACTTTTGGGGATTTGGATCTGTCCAGTGACGAAGCACTGAAAATTTATGAGTTTTGAATTGATTCTGCAGAACCTCTTGACAGAATATAGACGGTACAAAAATAGTCCTATCAGTCGGTAAGAGACTGTAACTCTTATGAACAGTATCAGTTTCGCATACCGTCATAACAGTTGCATTTTTCAGTTTGTGAAAGATGTCTAGTACCGCGTCTATCGGTATTATAAATATAAAAGAGACGTCATGATCAGGAACCTTTTCGAAATAATTAATATATGTCACTTGATGACCTCTTTCGACAAGTATCCTCTGGTATTTGAGCATAACCTGCCCAATCCCTGCGAGGGCTATTGGTCCTACGAGTAGGATCTTCATTCCTACTAGTACAGAGTCTTCAATTTTCTAGCTTCTAACGCAAGGGTGCTAACCATTTCATCAAGTGTTGGTGGACCACGAGGAACGTTACGAAGTAGATGTATTGCCCATAGCACCAGAACAAGTTTCTCTCTATTGTTACGTGGCATATTACCTTGAACGAGCTCTGAAAATATCAACCAAGATATTCCATCACTGAGGCTCAGACCCAGCGGTTGGCCACACTGTTGATTCATACCTCTTTCCATTCATTATATATACTATCTTCTTGTCTTTATCATTTTTTGTATACGTGAAGAACGGACCTTTATTTGAAGCAGAAGTAGTGAACACGTGTCTGTACCCTGTACCATCCTTCTTGTATACGAACTGTACACTTATTGTACTTTGACTGCGTGTTTTAAAAGTTATAGGGGGTGTCAACATAGTTTCCGGGAACGGTCCCTGACTGACAGAAGCTGGAGCAGGTTGGATCCTTTGAGTTGGAGCTGGAACAAATTGAGTCATTCCTGGTGGAACCTGACTGACAGGAGCTGGCTGGAAGGTTGGGGATATAGAAGCTGGCTGGAAGGTTGGGGATATAGAAGCTGGCTGGAAGGTTGGGGATATAGAAGCTGGTT